GTTGTCTTCGTCGACGCGAGCGAGTTGGAGCTGGAACTCGATGCGCCGCGCTGCGCCGTCCACCATGAAGACAGCACGCGTGTCGTGGATGCTCTCAATGACGAATGCACCCAGCACCTCGCCGGTGCCTGAAACCAATGGCCATGCCAGGCCTGCGTCGGCCATCTCGCGGAGTTGATCCAGGCTCGTGACGTCGCCAGCGAACTCCGGCGCGACGACGCCCGTCAAAGTGATGGTGTCATCCCCCGGTCCAAGAAACTGGCGCGCTGGCCGAGTTCCGACCCGACTGTTGCTCGGATGGCGCCACGCCGATTGGCGCTGAAGGTCCTGGTAGGCCAACGTGGACAGTCCGAACACGAACTGGCCGAAGCCCATCATCATTGTCATGGCTGCGACCCTTCAATCAATGTCGCCAAGGGCTGAACGACGTGCGGCCTGCTTTGAGCGACTGCGGCGGTCGAGCTCGGCGGAAACGGCGCGCGCGACTGCGCGTTCGTCCATGCCAGGCGGAAGATGAAAATGGAGGTTGATCGTGTCGCCGCCCGCGACCTGTGCGATGCCGCCGACCACGCTGGAGAGAGGTGGTCGCCGATCCCAATGCGGCTGCGTAGCCAGCTTCGATTGCGTCGCTGGGGAGGTTTGGCCGGCAGGTGTGACCGACTGATGGCTAGGCCGCACAGCGGCTGCGGTCGGTGGAGGAACGGTGGCGGCAGGTGCGGCTATAGCGGGCAGTGCGACGGACGCGCTAGCGGCCATCGCCATCGCGGCGCGACGCACGGCGTTCTGCTGGCGGTGGATGCCGGCTGCAGCGCCGTTCGAGACCTCCTCCCCGGCGGCAAGGAAGACCCGGCTTGGGCTGCGGATGCCGAGCTTCTCCTTGAACCAGCCGATGGCGCCATCGGCTGCGGCGCTGATGGCATCGCGCACGATCGCTATCCGACTGGTGACTCCGTTGGCGAGGCCCTGAAGGAGGTTGGCACCGAACTCCGTGAACTTCTGCGGCAGGTCCAGGCCGAGCCAGCGCAGCACACCCGCGAAGGCCCTGTACATGACGCCAAGTGGCGACCAGTCCAGCAGCAGCGCCGTCACGCCACCGATACCGCCGGCGAAGGCCGATCGGATGTTCTCCCAGACCATCCCGAAGAACGCTTTGATCGGCTCCCAGTATCGGACGAGCAGGTACGCAGCGACTGCGATGCCCGTGATGGCGAGCCCGATGGGTGTCGTCATCAGCGCGCGCCCGATCCAAAGCACCGCCTGCCCGGCGACGCGCAGAACGCTTCCCATGCGGCCGATGACTGCAACGGCACTGCCGCCCTTGATGCTCAGCATGGTTAGCCCATAGCGGACTATGGCGAAGGGGCCGATGAGAGAAGCCAAGGCCACCGTCAGGGTGCCGCCGACCAGCAGCAACGCCGACAGCGCCGCAGCCGACTTCAGGGCGAAGCTGATGAGCTGCGGATGTTCTGCGGCGAAGGCGGCGAGGCGGGAGGCAGATTGTCCGATCGCCGTCATCAAGTCCACCAATGCGGGCTTGAGTGCCTCGCCCAGCGTCGTCGTGAGTTCGAAGGCTCGGTTCTTCGCAATTACCCACTGTGCCGACAGTGTCTGGGAGCGCGCATCGCTCTCGCGTCGCATCGAGCCGCGCGCGGCAGGACCATTGGCGAGGTCGCGCTGTCGTTGAAGCTCCTCCGGCTTGTCGACGAGCTTGGCCAGCGTGTCCGAATGCTCAAGACCCACCAGCTCCACCATGACGCCCACGCGTTGCTGTTCCGGCAACTGCCGTATGGCCGTGAGGACCTTGTCGATCGTGGCCGACGCGTCGGTGACCATGCCGACCTGAATGTCATGGCTGGTGAGACCGATCTCAGCGACTGCCTGTTGGAACTTTTTCGACCCTTTCGTTGCCGCGGCGAGTTTCTGTGTGATCGCACTGATCGCCGTCGCGGCGGTCTCTGGACGTTCCCCCAAGGTCAGCAACGTGGACGCCAGCGCCGCCGCATCGCGCGAAGTCATCGTCACGGTCGACACGACACCGGAGATCCGGTTCAGCACGTTGATGATCTCGTTGCCCTTTGAGATCGCGTTGTCGTCGAGATAGTTGATCGCGTCGGCAAGACCTTCGATCTCTGTGACGGGGATCTTGAAGTTCTTCGCAACCTTGCCCATTTGCTCGGCGATCTCGCCTGGCACGGCGTCGAAGGCGGTGGCCATCATGGCCGCGTTGCGGGTGAAATCCTTCAACTGGTCGGTCCCGACCTCCATGCGGGCGCCGGCGGTGACCATGTCCGCGATCTCGTTGGTCGACAGCGGAATCTCGCGCCCCAGCTCACGGACTTGCTGGCGGACCGCCGCGTAGACGGCGGTGAGCCGACCTGCATCGTCGCGAGCGCCTTGCACCTGGCGCGCAACGCCAAGCATGTGGTCCTCGAAGGTGGAGAAGTCGCGCACGGCGATAACAATCGGTGCGGCTGTAGCTGCGCCAATCGCGCTCATCGTTGCGCCTGCGGCCGTGAGCCTGCCCTGGGTGGATTGGGCTCGTGAGAGTGCCGCACCCGCGGCCGCGCTGCGGCGCTGCTGCTCGGCCAGGCCGCGAAGCGCGGCCGACTGCTGCTCCAGGCTGGTGGTCGTCGAAGTGATCTGCGATCGCAAGTCGCGCTCATGCGCCGCTAGGTCGTGCGTGCTGATGCCCGCGGCCTTGAGGCGGTCGCGGACGCGACCAAGCTCGGCACTCTGCCGTCGATGCTGGTCTGCCAGATCGCGGGCGACCTGGCGCGCGGCGGAGAGCTGCGCGGTGAGCGCCTGTGTAGGCGGACCTGCCTGGCGCAACTCGCGGGCAAGTCGGCTCGCCTTTTCTCGGGCGTTCTCAAGCTTGGCGCCCGTCGCCTCCAGACCCGCCCGCAGCTCGCGGAATCCGGCGACCTCCTTCTGCTGCGTGTTGAGTGCCTTCAGGCGCTCTCGCGTTTGCCGCAGGGCCGCCGCGGTTGCGGTGCTGCTGCCACTGATGCGCTGCAGGGGGGCTGTGGCGCGATCGATCGCCTGAAGGATCACCTGCACGCGCAGGTCGCTCATTGCCATGAAGGATCACTCGCTTGATGCGTGGCGGGCCCTGGCGCGCTCACGCCAGTCCATCAACTCGGCCAACGTGAAGGCGTCCATGTCGGAGGGCGACCAGTGAAAGACGATGGCCAAGTCAGCCATCGCGTCCTCTACGGCGTCGGGGAAGCCTGCGCCAGCGCGGCCTTCGTCGACAAAAAACCAGCTACCTCGGCGGAAAGCTGAAAGAGATCGGCCGGGTCCAGCGCGTCGACCTCGGGTCGCGACAGGGTCGGCGTGCTGATCCGCGGGAGAACCGCCTGGACGGCGGCTACGTCCATGCGGATCAAGTCGTAGAGGGAAACGCCGCGCAGCTCGCCAGCTCGAGGCTTGCGCAACTCGATAGTGGCAATCTCGTTGTCGCCGCGCTTGATGGGGTGATCGAGGGTGATGGAGACCGTGGTCATAGGGAACTCTCGTCTTGTTGTCACAGGGTCAGGGCAGCGCGGACGTCGGCCAGACGGTCTCGGCCGCCCACTGTCTCGATGAAGTTCACGAAGTCGATCTCGATGAGCAGCTCGCCATCGATGCTCAGCTTGTAGTAGCTGAGCGCGGTCTTGATCTTGATCTCGGTGGCCTCGCCGGCCTTGGCTTTTCCAGAGTCGATCTCCATGTGGCGGCCACGCACGACGACCTCCAAGGCCTGGGCCGTCTCAACGTCATCAGCCTGCAGGGCGCCGGCGAAGCGCAGACCGACACCGTCGTGCTCAAGCGTCCCCCATTGCTCGAAGACATCGGCGAGGTAGCCGGCGGCGGTCCATTCCATCTCCAAGCCCTCCATGCCGAAGTCCAGCTTGACCGGTCCGTTCATGCCGCCGGCGCGATAGTCCTCGCCCTTGCGGCTGAGCTTGGGAAGAGTGACCTCGGGCACTTCGCCCAGGTAGCGAGCCCCTTCGTTGAAGAGGATGAAGTTCTTGATCTTGCGTGGCAGGGCCATGGCCGGTTCCTACGTGCGGGATAGACGAGTCAAGCGTTGATGCGAGAGGCGAAGTCGGCGAAGTACCTGTCTGTGATGCGCTGACGGAAGGTCAGGTCCTCCACGGGCGGTATGGGCGTGTAGTCGTAGTCGATGACCAGCTTGCCGGACTTGAGCGTGGACGACGAGTTGATGGTCTCGTCGTACCAGGCCGAACCGTCCAGGATGTAGCCGGCGCTCTTCAGCCCTCGAAACTTGGCGTTGACGCCGTCGAGCAGGTCCTTCACCAGCGAGGGATGCAGTGGCTTGTCGACAGCCCAGAAGTGGGCCTCGGCGATGCTGTCGGCAAGGACTTGCGCA